CGGCAGGGCTTATCGGAGCGGCTGACAAGGCTGGCCTCGATGCTTCGACTATGCTCGCAGGTCTCACAAGGGCACAGAAAAATGCCGCAGACGAGGGCAAAACCTTACCTGATGTGCTAGCCGATTTCAGCGCCGTCATGGACAGCAACGCAAGCGATACAGAGAAGCTGTCCGCCGCCTACGATACATTCGGCTCTAAGGCGGGTGCCGCTATCGCAAACGCCGTACAGGGCGGTCAGCTGTCGCTCAGCAGTATGACATCGAGCATGGCCGACTATGCGGGCAGTGTGGAGTCTACCTTTGCAGAGACGCTTGACCCGCTCGATCAGACGCAGACGACACTGAACACTTTGCAGAACACTCTTAGTGAGCTTGTAGACGCGGCCGGGCCGTTGATTACAGACGCACTCAGCACGGCTACAGAGGCAGTACAGACGCTTCGAGAAGCATGGGACGGACTTACACCCGGAACTCAGCAGGCCATCGTAAATGCAGCATTAATCGCCGCCGCCGTTGGTCCAGTAGTCACAGGAATCGGCGGGCTTGTTGGTGCTGTCGGCAACATCGTCAGCGGTATCGGAAACCTCGTAACGGCGGCAGCTCCCGTGCTTGCAGCTATCGGACCAGCAGGCTGGATCGTCGCCGCAATTGCTGCAGGTGTTGCGTTAGTTATCGCGAACTGGGATACTATCGGGCCGGCAGTTTCTGCGGTTCTTGACGGTATTAAGGGCGCATTTTCTGACGCATGGAACGCCATCAAGGACGGGATCGCATGGCTCTGGGACAGCGTGATCAAGCCGTACTATCAGTTCTGGATTGACCTCGGAGCAGACCTGCTGAGAGGAATCAAGGACAGCATCAGCGAAGCGATTGACTGGGTGCGTGACATCCCCGGCAAGATTGCAAGCGTGTGGGACAGTATCCGGTCGATCATCAAGCTTCCGCACTTTTCAATCTCGGGAAGTTTTTCTTTGCGGCCACCTTCGGTTCCTCATCTGTCAGTTGACTGGTACAAGTCGGCATATAGCTCGGCGGCCGCATTCACAACCCCGACGGTTCTTGCAACGGCTGGCGGACTGAAAGGCTTCGGCGACGGGCCTGGCGCAGAGTTTGTCGCTGGTCAGTCACTGCTTGCAGCAACAGTACGCGATGCGGTGAAGTCGGCTGGCACTCAGAGCATCACGGTCAATGTTTACCCTTCGGCTGGTATGGATGAGCGTGCGATTGCTGACTACACGATCGAGCGTCTGAACAGGCAGTTATCTATCCAAAACGGAAACTTTTAGGAGGTGCTGACATGAATGGCCCAGGCAATAATTTCTTTACACTCGACGGCACGCAAAGCAAGGTGATGGGCATCATCGTATCTGGTGAGAGCACGTACGGCGCCCCTATCCGTGACATCGAAACTGTATCAATCCCCGGTAGAAATGATGCTGTTTTTATCGATCATGGGCGCTACAACTCGGTCACAATCGCATACAGATGCATGACGAAAACACTCGATGCGGCTGACGATGCACGCGACTGGTTGATGTCACACTCTGACAAGCAGTACAAGCTCACGGATACTTATCATCCATCAGAGTATCGCATGGCACGTGTATCTGAAGCGTTCGACCCGACAGTAAATCTGCGCACGGGGATGACCGAGTTTGATGTTCATTTTGAGTGCGACCCGAGGCGGTTTTTGACATCCGGCGGCACGGCAACGACAGTCGCCGCTAAGTCGTCTGCACGCATCTCAAACCCAACCAGACACGATGCACAACCACTGATTTTTCTCAGTAGTCCCGGGACGGTCCGATTCGGAAACCGGTCAATTACGGTAGCAACCGAGTCACAGATCTTTGTTGACTGTGATGCCATGTACGCATACAAGCTGACCAGCTCAGGCACGCAGATCGGCAAGAACTCGCTGCTCACAGTGACGAGCGGAAAGTGGCCAATCCTGTCAGCTGATATGGGCACAACGATCACAAACGCGACAAGCGGGGCTGTGTATATCACCCCGCGCTTTTGGAGGTTATAGTATGACACCTTACATACTTGCGACACGTGACATCGGAGACGCAAACACAGAAATCACATCCAAGAGCGGCATCGGCCGTGGGCTTTTGACAGAGGCAACGAGTGCAACTGTCACAGAGGAAAGAAATGGAGCGTATGTGCTTGAGCTGGACTATCCAACCACCGGACGGATGTACTCGGAAATCGTAATCGGAGCAATCATCGCCGCCAGAGGGAATCAACTCGACGCAGAACAGCCGTTCAGAATTGAGCAAGTAAAGGCTGATATCTATGGCACCGTTCACGTCACAGCGCGCCACGCGATCATCGCAGATCTGGCTCACTGCACGCTTGACTATGCTGTAGGCGGAAGGGGTCCAATGTCACTGATCAGCAACATGACGTATCGCGTCTGCGGGGGCAGTTCTTACGGCCCGCAGATCATATATACGACAGACGGCTTCAAAGATACGGGGACAGTCTACGAATATGTCGGTGACCCTGGCGGATCGCCGCTTGACGCAATCAGCGAGGCCATCGACCGCTACGGCGGCGAGCTCCACTACGTCGGAAACGTGCTGACGCTTGCAAAAGCACGGGGCAAAGATCGTGGCGCAGTGATCCGCTACGGCGCAAACATGACGGCTGGAAATTTCACGTGGTCTATGTCTGGAATGGCTGGAAAACTCATCCCATACTATGAGGACGATGCAAACCGTGTTGATGGCGACGCCATACCTCTTTCAGTCACCGACAGCCCCTATGACCGCTACGTGCAGTACGTGGACGTCACGGATCTCATCGATTCGTCTGGCGGAAAGCCTACAGCATCCGACGTAACAGCCGCCGGTAAAAACTACCTCTCGGCAACCCCGACATACGGGCAGATGCCTGTGAACTACGAGGTGAGTTGGTCGCCGGGATTGCAGGCA